ATAGCTGATGATGTTGGCACCAGTCTCGTAGTCGGTCAGGTATTCGCCACCGCTGATGTCGTTTTTGACCGTCTCAATCTCGATGTATTTCTCTATCGTTGTGCCGTTGCCCGAAGGCACCATCTTCTTGATTGAGGTGATAGGTTTGCCAGCGTTGGCTTCGCCTGTCAGATAGTCGCTTATCTCCTTGATAAGGTCTTGCTTCAACTTCTTGATACCCTCTATATCGTCAGCCGCTATTTTCATCTGAGCAGCTTTATCGGAGATATACGACTCCGATATATAGATAATGTGCTTCACGCCGAGGTTGTGTTTCAGGATGGCTTTTTTTAAGCCAGGTATTGACACAACATTGTCGTACCAGCCCGAACGGAAGATAGACCACCACGAGGGATAGCTGTAATAAGGTCTGCCCGGACACGGCAGGAATATCGGGAAGCACATACGGTCGTCTCTGCCGAGAACGAGCCGTGCAAAAGCATCGTTATAGGCGTCCAGTTCGTCAATGACATACGACTCTTCGATGTCGTCTTTGGTGGGCATCTCGTCCCACTTGCCGCAATACAGATGTTTTGTTATCTGCTTTCGTTCGTCGATACCCCAGCGGCTGAAGATGGCTTCGCGGTGGCGGATGCCGGAGAATTTACGAGCGGCTTTGTCAGCTATCAGAACTGGGAAGGCGTTGCCAAAATGCGTCAAGTCTGTCAGGATTTCCATCAGCAGCAATGGCACATTGTTGTTTACAAACCAGTCGTGCGCCTCGCCATCCACAACGGGATGCACATCCGTTATCTTGTGCGTGGCGGTGTCGCGTATCACCCTGACCAGCCTGGGACCTAAGCCGTAGGCCGCTTTCCAGTTGAACTGCGCATTGGTGCCGACTATCTCGGCCGCCTCGATAAGATCCATCACCTTTTGCGGGAGGTTGTTTTCGACGCCCCAGGGCGCAATACGGTAATCGCTCACATACATAGGGTCGATGCGTTTCTCATCGAACACAGTCTTTGTGTCATGTGTGACGATTAAGAGCACATCCTTGCACAGGGCCGACTGTTCACCCAGCCACACCAAATCTTTTGGTTCATTCATATAAAGACCTCCTGTCCGTTTAGTTCAACGATAGTGAGGCGGTTCACTTTACGCACCATTTTCGACTGAGGCAAAAGCACATTCATTGTTTTGCCCCCGCTGAAGAAGCTGGTGCAGCGGCACTCGTCAACCTTTACGAGTTCGCCCGACGAGCTCACCCAACTCAGCGAGAAGGTATCGTGACATTGAACAACCTCAAAAATTTTGCTGACATGAATCATTCCTTGATTTTTCAGCAAAAATATAATGAGGCAAACTGGAGGGAGTGACAAAAAAAAGAGGGCTTTCGCCCTCTTTGTCATTTAGCCATGCGGTCTATCAATTCCGCTTGGCTGATGCCTTGCTCTTCAGCCTTTCGTCGAAGCCATTCTATGGTTTCAGGTTTCAACCTAAGGCTCACGGCTTTCCTTTTTTCTTCGTCGCCCATTCGTGGGCGACCTTTGGGATTGTTGGTTTTTATCCCAAGCTTTCCCTTGTATTCTTCGAATTTACCGCAACACTTCTCATCTATATAGCACAAGGGTTCACCGGGGCAAAGTGTGCATACATCGTCCTTGAATCTGTCAATCAGTTTTTTTCTTCCCATCATATCAATTCTTTGAAGTTAGCAATCAGGTAATCTGCAATCTCACGCATTGCAGAAGCCCCCTCTTGAGCCTCCATCGGTTTACCTTCACCTATAGGCAAAACCCTTTGCGTCTCGTTGTACATACCTTTTTTCCATTCAATTCTTAGACCTTTGTCGAGGTCGGCCACCACATACCAGCCGGGCTTGTTGTCGATGGTGGTCACGGCGAAGCGCTCATTGTCGATAGGCTCGATGGGGACAGGCTCCACATCAATCTTTACAATTTCGTTGTCGCCGATGAAATCAATTGCCTCTTGTGTTTGTTCCAAACGGCTGATGGCATCGGCCTGGTTGCGTGCCGTCACCCTGGTATGCAGCTCGTCGCCGTTGCTCAATTTAATGTTGATTTGATAGCGTTTCATATTTCATCACAATTTGAAAATTCCTTGTTTTTAAACAATTCAGCCAAACCGCTGATTTGCTTCAGCCGAAGCAATTCGTCGGCATCCATGCCGATATTCTTCAAGATCCAGGCATCGCTCATACCCGACTTAGTGAGTTCGGCCACGATGTTGCTCATGAGTTCGATGGAGTGTGCGCCACGGGCGCGGTTATGCCTGATGGTCGAAGCCATGCGATTGCTCAAAGGTTTGTCGATGGTGACGACAGGCATCATGCCGCCTTCGCGGTCGCGGATGCGCTTGCTGGTCAGCATGACGGTGTAGCGGTGGAAGCCATCCACAATCTCGTAGGTGTCCGACTCAGGGATGTAGTAGCACACAATCGGCATGGTGTAGCCATCCTCCCATATCGACAGCTCCAGCAGCTTCATTTCGGGCGGTGCCACGGCGTTGGGGTTATAGCTGTTGGCCCTGATCTTTTCGATGGGCACAGCCTTTACATTGTAAACAGGTGATGTCATAGCAGGTTTTGGTATTTTTCGATGATGTTCTTTCTGCGGGTCATCTCCTCCTTGGTCTGGGAGAAACCCATATACTTGCATAAGTGGTCATTCTTCATGATGCAGATGCACATCCGCTTGAACGTAGGGATTTCCTTGAATTCCGATATGTCAATATCGTCAAGGTATTCCATGCGCACCGGCTTTTTGTCGGTGGCATAGTTTGTCGAGGCTTGCACCTCCATCTTCACGCCAGCGGCACGGAGTTTGGCGATGGTGGCTTCCGACAGGCAGCCGCCACGCTCACGCCAAAAGCGGATAGAGGTTTCGAGCTTGGCGAGATAGCCCGCCTTGGTCTTCGGCGGCAAGGTGTCAAGTAGAAAGTACATGTATTGCTCCCATGTGTAATCTTTCGGCTTGGTGATGCTCTTCCAGCCCATGGCCGTGGTGCCGCCATAGATGCCGGTGAAGTTCACGCCGTTCACGCGGCTCACCAGCTTGCCCCATGTGTGCGGTTCAATAACGCGGTACAGCTTCAGCGACTCCTGTCCCTCGCTGATGAACGGTGAGGCCACGCGCATTTGGTCGATATTCACGCCCGCCATATAATAGAGGTCGTAAAGGTGGTTGTACCGCCAACCATTCTTCGCGTTGGCAATCCAAACATCCTCGGTCGTGAAGTCGTAGATGGGATAGGCGTTCACCACACCGTTTTCCATGTCCTTGGTCCACCGCCATCCGTTGTAGTTCTTATAGTTGCGGTCGCTGAAGATGGCACGCCAGCGGTTCAGGCTCTCCTGAGTCCTGATGCCCACCATGCAGCACACTGGGCAATTCTTCCATCTGGCAAGCCATTCGCCAAAAGCGACTTGGAAATCATAGTCCCACATGTTAGGTTTCATGAAAGGGAAATAGATAAAAGCATCTTGAGGTCGTTCACGCACCCAAATTTCCCGTTTCTCCGGGTCCCATGGCCGCCAATACGACTGGAACATGCTTGTGCATGTCGTAACCTTGAACGGCACACACACATGGTAGATTTCGGCCACATCGGCGAACGATTTCAGCGTATCGGCCACATATTCCGTGGTCATCTCGTACTGGCATTCATAGTCCATGTGGAAGATGCCGAAACGCCTACCACGCCTCTTGGCTTCGGCGGCCACCATGTTCAGCAACACGCCGCTGTCCTTGCCGCCCGAAAACGACACGTACACATAGCCGAAATACGTAAACGCCTTGGCTATCCTTCGCTTTGCAGCTTCATAGACATTCATACACTTCCTCCTTTGTTTTGCCTTTGAAATACTCGGTCATCGACACTTTCTTGGCAATGTTGCGGTCGATGAGGCCTTCCAGCTTCACGTTGCCGGTCAGGTCGTAATACTTGCAGTCGTACTCCTGCCCAGTGCGGAAGGTGCGCCGTCCGCTCTGGATCCGCAGGGCAAGGTCCCAAATCTTGTCAAAATAGATGGTGTTGTGGTACTGCTGAAGGTTCAGCCCGAAGCTCTCTTTCTGGTACGACAACACAGCTGCTTTCGGGTAACGCTTCCGGCAAGCCTCCTGGCTGTTGATGTACTTGCAGAAGATGATGGTCTCTTCCTCGGGCACACGCTCCAGGATAAGGTCAACCGTGTCGAACTTGTCAGGCGAACAGCAATAACAGTGCTGCATCTTCTGAGTCATCTCCAAGAAGATGTTGTTGTTGCGGAACTCCAGCAGCTCGTCCGACAGGAATTGCTCCTTCAGCCATTCGTATTGCTCACGCTCCTCGTCGGTGATGCAGTAGCTCCAATCCGAATAGTTCTGCCTGATGTTCAGGTGCAGATCGCACTCGTACACGTAATGGCGGATGAGGCTATAGAGGTAGTCCACATTCTCGTAGCCGGTGATGAATTCGCGGCTGTAGGTCTTCCAACAGCCTATCCGCTTCGTAATGGTAGTGTAGCGGCAGAAAGTATTCTTGAACTTGGCCATGCTCATGTTCAAGATTTTGGGCGAAAGGAACTCCATCTGGCTCCACAGGTCCAGCAGGTTGCGGCTCAATGGTGTGCCGTTGAGGATGAGTTTGTATTCGCATAACTCGCCGATGTCGAGCAGCCTCTTGGTTCGCTTGGCGTCGGCATTCTTGATTTTCAAGCTCTCATCCACCACCACGAAAGGCTTCTTGGCCGCCAATACCCGCTGGCGCAATTCCAGATAGATGCGGTCGCTGCCGCCGATGCTCTCCACACCGTAATACACGGCTGGAGCATGGAAGCCGCCCCACTTGGCCACCTCGTCCATCACAGAGGGGATGCCGTTCTCGGTGCGGATGGTGCGTAGCGGTCCAATCCAAACAACCAGGTCGATGTCCTGCACCTCGTTCACGAGTTCGCAGGCCACGCGGGTCTTTCCCGTCCCCGGTTCCATGAAAAGCGCACCCACCTTCCATTCCTGTAGGTGCGCTTTGGCTTCTGTTTGGTGTTTTAGCAGTTTCACTTTCTTAACTCCTCAATGATGTTATCCTTGCCGTCAGCGTTCACGCCTTCGGGCGAAAAGTCAACCTTTTCAGGCACATGCTCCGAAACTTCGGTCTCCACCATGCCGAATACACCCTTATAGGCATCGGCAAGATACGATTTCTGATGGTAATAGCCAATCCAATAAGTGCCGTTGGCATCCACAGAGGTCATAACCTTAGTCGGCAGCAACTCTCCATGAAAAAGCACAACATCGGCTGGTTCTATCAACTCTTTGTGCAGATTGTGGCTATTTCGTTTCAGAGCCTCTCTCAGTTGATAGGGCAGTTTTTCGTTGGCATTGTCGAACACAAGCCCTGCGAAATTCATTGGGAGATTGTTGATAATTTCCACCAAGGCCACCGTGCGGCCAAGGTTGTAATAATAATTCTTGTTAGATTTGTCAAGTGCCATAATACTATTTTTTTAATTCAACGATTTCATTACTAATAACTGCGGCAACCTTTGCCGGATTATGATGTTCGACATGATAGTCAGGCAAGCGGTGGCCATCTTCATCAAACCAGGCTTGCTTCTTTGATGAGTACTGGAGATCTTTCTTCTCCAGAAGCCAGGCTGCAATCCAATATGCATCCGACTTCAGAACCTCGAAGTCGGGGCCAAACACTTGCGATGCTGGGATGATGTCGGAGCTGCCGTCGAAGGCCGTGGCCTTGAAAGCCTTGGGGCTAATCCTCACAAGGCTTTCAAGACGCACACTGTAGCACAAGGTCTTTTTCATATCAGTAGAGTGTTACAGCGTTAATATCCGTAATAACATCGGCATCGGAGCAACCAACATAGGGCAGGTGGCGCCATGTGCCATCCTCAACCTTAATGAATTGCTGTCTTCTGGTGGGAGTCTCGCAAATCAAATTCTTGATCTCGACTTTGAATTTGTAGTTGCAGAAGTCCAAGGCACGGGCAAAGCTCTCAGCCTTGAATGAGTACTCGGTGTTGGTAGGTCCGTAAATTGCGGTGAAATCGTATAACATAGTTTTTGTCGCCGGTTTTATCCTGTTGGCTCATCAGTTTTAATTGATTTGATGATGCAAATATACAACTTTTTTTGTTTATGTATATACAAAAATAGAAGTTTTTTTTTATTTTTTTTCACCAATCTTGTAAACGCCTGTATTCCAAAAGTATAAAAAAAGCAAAATCAAAAAAAAAAAAAAATCGTCGTCTGCAAGACCATCGTGTCGCCGCAGGCGACGATTTTTTTTGAAAACATATTATTCAATTCCACAAACGAAACAGCCAAACAACACAAAATCAAACACCTAACGAGCCGATTGCGAAAAAATCGGCTCATTGCCGGAACGGAGACCCTGCGCCGACCTAAGGATGTTTCGGCTATCGACTCGCTTTTTTTGCGAAATATGCAGGGCGGCTATGCCGTGGCAACCGCCCCGGGCGACTGCCCCGCCGTGATGCAATACTGCACCATCTCGCCATCGGGACGCACGCCCACGGTGAGCTTGGCGGTGCCGACGCCCTTGACATGCCTCTCAAGGATGATGATCTTGCTGAAGCCTTTCGACATGCCGCTGTGAGGCAACGACTCTTCTTTCTTGACGGCAAAGCGCACTATCTCGTTGAAGTGGTCGGTGATGAAAGGCAGGGTGTCGGGGTTCTTGCTGCCCCAGTAGGCCGTCTCGCTGGCCGAACGGCGGTTGACACGGATGTAGCCACGGGGACTGTTGTTCCAGGTCTTCGGCTCGGGGCGGCTTTTGCGCCATCCGTCAACTGCCTGGAAGATGGTGTCCCATCGCTGGGAACGCTTGGATGCTGGATAAAACATTGTACGAATATTTTTGGACATTAAACAAAATAGGCTCCAATAGGAGTGTCCAAGGTCTATTCGCTGACCATCCGGGCATTACTGCTACCGGGTTCCTATGGAGCCTTTTGGCTCTATATAATTCAACATGTATGGGCATAAAAAATGCCGCTCGGTTGCGGCTGCTTCATCATGCCGCGAATAACTTTTGGACACGGCAAATATACGGCTTTTTTGGAATATGCAAGCAAAGAGCCGAAAAATTTTGCAAAAAAAAGGCCGACAATGTGTCAGCCGTAGTTTTTGGTGGATATGGTTCGTATCATCGAGGCGGCGGCACGTCCGTAGGCTTCGGCCACCATTTCGCCGAGGCGTTCGCGCTCCTGGGCGAAAACTCCGTAGAACCACTGCGTGTGCCCCTTGCCGCGCCCGGTTGTCTTAATGCGCAATCCGCGCCCCGCGCCTTTGTCGGCATAGATGCCGTAAAGCGGGAACGAGAAAGAGAGCATGTCGGGAATCTTCACCGTTATGTCGGCAGAGCCGCGCCCCACCGTCTGGTTGGATGAGTTCACGCCACGGTAGGCGTAATCGAGCGAACGGTAGAGGTTGCCCGTGTCGAACACATTCCTCTCGATGATTTTCTTCCGCCACCGCTCTATGACAATCTGGCAGAACTTGTCCCAGTCAACATGAATATATTCGGTATCGCCTTTGGCCATAAATCAGTTAAAAGTTGAGAGTTGAGAGTTAAAAGTTGAGAGTTGAAAGTTAAGAGTTGGGAGTTGTCAGGTTGGGGTGTTGGCGGGTGTGGCGAGTGGTTCGAGTTCCCAGCTTTCGTTGTCGGTGAAGGTGAGTCTGATTTTCCAGCCCACATAGTTGGCGCCGCCGCTCACGAAGTCGCGTTGCGGACGGCGGTCCCACCCCTTCATTTCGGCATCGCCCGCCGCCTGTCGCTCAAGCAGTATGGCGCGAATGCGTTTCACATCGGCAAAGCACTTGGTTTCCTCGGGTCGCTTGGGGCTGTAGCCGCTGCACATGCGCATCACATAGATGGACTGGGCAAAGCGTGTGACGGGCACATCGTGGGTGTCGTCGTCCTCGTAGTGGAAGGCTTCCTCGAACAGCACGGCGAAAGGCAACCCTTTGTGCTGCGCCAGTTCGGTGAGTCCCTGCATGATGTCGGGCGAGTCGATGACCTGCGTGTCGGGGTCGGTCACATCAGCCAGTCCGTTGGCCGATGCAGCGAGCTTTTTCCTGAGATAGTCAATCGTAATCATATCATCCGAAAATCAAGTCACGGAAATACCAATAGACCTTGTTTTTGTCGGCCATGTCGTCATCATGGAACCAGAAAGCCTTGGCAGCCTTCATCAGTTCGGCCTTGTTGAAGCCCGCCGTTGCGAGGTCGTGGGCAAAGGCGTTGGCCGCAACATAGGCATCCCACTTGCATTGCGCCTGTTTGTCCTGTGGCATGTCGGCCACAAGTGCCATAGCCTCTTCGGGTGTCACGGCTTTGCCGGACACAAGCTTGCCGTCGGGGGCGGTGTGATACATCGACTGGACAATCTTTCTGGCAAGCCACTCGTTGATGTGCTTGCCGTTCAAGGCTTCGTATTCCTTCTCCATGAACTTACGCACCATTTCGGGGTGTGTTTCCTTCAGTTCGGCAAGGAACATGTTGACATGATCAACTGATTCCCACATTTTATCCTCGCCAGCTTTCGAGGACTGTATCATTTCTTTGTAATCGAACATTTTTGTCAGAGTGTTAAATTATTGAACGACTTCGTATTTGGCATATTCCTCCACTGGGAGGTTCTTACGCAGAAGGTAGCGCAACTTCTCAAGGTCGGCTTTCTCTATCTCAAGCGTGTTGAACAGCGAGACACAGCCGTTTTTGTCGGCTTGTTCAATCATCGAGTCAACCAGTTTGGCGGCGTAGGCGGGAACATCTTTGTCGTTGACATTGAGCTTTTCGAGGCCACGGGCCACGAAATTGCCCACCACCATCTCGGATGCCGGCACGGCAAGAAACGAGAGGTCGTTGACGATGGAATAGTTGTTTGCCACGGGGAAGTATTTCTTCACCCATTCGTTGGCGGCTACAACAGGCTGGAGCTGTCCGAGGCGGCTTGCCACAATCTCATCGACCATGGGCTTGGCCCACTCCACTATCACCGCCGTAAGAATCTCAGTATTGCTGTACATGTGAACAATCTTTTAGAAGCAGCGGGAACCGCGGCACAACGACCACGGCACCCGCCGCTATCATTTTCATCCGTTGGTTTGGGTTGTGGTTGACTGAGCGTTGCTCACTGTCGGAGGCACAACAGGCGCACCAATGGCCGACTCGGGAACCATGAACCTGGTCACCTGGCCGAGTTGCTTTTCAAGCAAAGCGATGTTGTTCTGCTGGACAGCGTTCCAGGCAATCTGCTTGCTGATTTGAGCCTCAACACCAGCCATAGCGGCGTCGGTGTACTGCTTAGCCTTCAGCAAGGCAATCTCGTTGTCCTTGGCGATGGCCTCGCGGATGAGACCCATCTCGTAGCGAGTCACAGGACGGTCTTCGGAATCGCGGGGTTGACGGCCACCGAAAAGACCGCTTCCCATACCGAGCATACCGAGAGCTCCGGCGGTACCCAGTGCTCCGAGAACAGTGTTCAGGTTTCCCTGACCTTGAGTGGTAACGCTTACTTCGTTACCGTTTGCGTCTTTAATTCTCATAACATGAAGAATTTTTAGGGTTAATAATAATTTAGTTGTGCAAGATTACAGAAAGCCGCCAACGAAGTAGTGACATGACACGGACAATGCCGTCACGCATACATATAGGAACCGTCATCGTAAGGCAGTGTAAGACACCCTAAATAATTCGTGTCCCAGGCATCGGTACCGTCGGTACGCAGCTCCAACGGCAAGTTGGTATCCGTCTCGGCTGACTTCTCCCCCGACTTATCCTTCCTGATACCCTTAGAGCCCAACTTCATTTCCGCATACATCATCGCCTGTGTTAGTTCCTCGTTGTTGTCGGCGTTGAACATCGGCAGAAGTTTCTCCCGTCCCTCGAAGCCCTCGTTGATGATACGGTGCTTCTTGTCGTGCGCCATGGGGTTGCCCAGATACATGTCCTTGACATACCAGCCATGCTTGCGGAACTCGTCATGCACAATGTTGTAGGCAGAATGCTGTAGCTCGACATAACCTGTGGCCAGTGCTGTCGAGTCGTAATAATATATTACAGTCTTGTACGGATGAGGTTCGTAATATTCACAAAAGAGCTGTATCACCTCTCTCAGCCTTTGGCGGTTCTTGGTGAAGAACGATTTAAGAGTCTTGTGCGTTTTACCCTGCACCTGAGCCGCCACAAGCCAGTTAATCAAAGCGCCGTAGTCGAAACTGATTGCTATCGGCTTGTTTCGTTCTATGTCCGTATCGAGCAGACAGTTATACTTCTGCGTCTTATAGTCGTTGAGTAATGAATTGTCTGTAGCGTGGTAAGTGTGTGTTTTTTTGTCAAAACTCTCGTAAAACATACCATCCACCCTGTCGATACGCTTGCAGAGTATCGAGGTGCGGAACGCCAGCGGCGGCATGTTGCGTTCGCTTCGCTTTACATAGTCTGGTCCCACGACCTGGATATTGTCGAAAATCGAGCGTTCCTGATAGTAGAGAGCCTTTGAGCGTAGCAGGTTGGCAGTGCGTGTCAGGTAGGCTATGCGCTGCCGGGTGTAGGTGTTCTGGGTTTGGGCGGCAAGTCTTCTGATTTGCAGTTCTATACCTATAATGGTGTCGCACAGTTCCTTGTCATACTCGTTTTCGTACTTTTTTATCAGCCAAAGACCCTCTTTGGCGCATGGCATATCGGTGAAGAAATGCACACCCCAGAGGTGAGGGTATTTGGCGGGGTCGGAGAAATAGACGGAGCTACCGCCTATAGCCGGGAAAATCTCGTTCGACAGTTTGCCGTAGTCAAGACCTTTTGCCTCGTCACCCACCAGCCAGTGTATTGTCATGGAGTTGGCCGACAACACAACCTCCTGGCTGACAATCACCATCAGAGTGCCGTTGGCAAACCAAACAACATCCTTCAGGTCGGACGGGCAGAACAACGGTTCCTTGAAACCGAGGCGCGGATCAGGACGATGGCCAATCACATAATGTATGTCTCTTTTCCATCCAAAAGCGTCCATAGCCATGAGTGCCGAAGGCAGTGTGCGGCTGTGAGCCTGACGGAAGCTGCTTGCCACAAACACACCTGTAGAGCCAGGCATCTCCAGCACATTCTCCATAATTCTTATAGCCACGATGAAAGACTTACCCCATCGGCGGCTGCATATATTGACAGAGTCGCGTGCACTGCACAGCTTGTAGCGAAGTTGTCCTGGGTGGAGGTATATCTGTTTCATTGTATGCTGGTCATTTGGTTCAAGGCGGAGAAATGGCAGTCTGTGAGGTCGGTTACTTCCGAAATATAGCTGGTGATGAGAGCGCGTTTACCGCAAAGTTTAAGTTCAGACGGTGCTTCCCTTAACATTTGATCGATGGAATCAAGATATTTTTCACTAAGAACCTCGCCTAATGGTTTGAAAAACATTCCGCTGTCGCGTGTTATTTGGAAGTATTTATCATCTCCGTTTGCCGTTCTTGCGTATTTGTGACAGGCATACACAGGCAGCTCAAGTTCACGGTTGATGACTGTATCGCCGCAGTTAAGGCAAATAACAATCTCCCTTATAAGGTTGTCGAAAAACACGCGGTTCTTACGGCTTTTGTCGGCCAAGGCAATCTTTTTCATTCTTCAGTCTCCTCATCTGAAATAATCTCAGCATCCTCAATCTCGTATTTCTTCAACAAGCGGTCTATCTCCTTCTGTTTTGGTTCCGACACCTTTATATTAAGAGCTGTCGGGTCGATGGTGATGTTCACCTGGTCGATTTCAAGATATTGCTGGGCGTTGATTAGTTCGCCCTCGTCGATGTTGGTGTTGAAGGCTTTCGAGAGAGAGTTGGCTATTTCGGTCAAAGCCTTGGAGCGTTTATAGTCTTTGGCAATAACGGCGGCGTAGGCTTGTTCTGTGAGAAACACAATGCGCTGCCGAACCCAGTTTTTGTGTGTCGGCTGCACATTGCCAAGGCACACCTCGGCATAATGGATGACATTGTAAGCCTGTGAGCGGGAACATCCGTAAGTTCCCATAAGGTAGTTGCACAGAGCCTTGCGGCTAAGCATGGGTTTCCGAAGCTGGAGGTTGTAGCAGTCTGCCACTTCTTTCACAAGTAGCTGTTGTTTCTCGGTCAGTTCCTTGCGTTGTTCCTCGGGCAGGAACATGTTCTGTTCTATAAGTTCCAGGTTATTCTCACGCATCTTCGTCAAATTGTTGGTCGGCCAGATATTCCTTCAGTTCGTTTACCGCCTGTGGGCTGCCATGCAACGCATAGTTGAGAGAATCGAAGCGGAGTTTTATCTTGGTCCTCAGTTTGCCTTTTTGGTATGCTTTCGCCAAAGAGCTGTAAGGTCTGCATAATATCTCCGTTCTCAGTGTTTCCTCGTCCATCGAGGTGTAAAGGGCAATTTCGGAAATGGTAAACAAAAGAGCCGACAACTCTTCCACTTGCACTTCAACCGGTGATTCTGTCAGAAGCTTCAAGAATTGTTCGGATGTCTCTGGTGATTTGTTCGATTTCTGCTGGTCTGTCTGTTCCATAGTAGCATTCGTTACGATAGTTGTTCGTTGCATTGGCCGATGTGACAAGTGCTATAGTGCGTTCTTTGCCGCGGCTCAGATAAACTTTGGCGTGGCTGTCGGTTAAAAAACATTCATCGGCGACCTGTTTTATCTGTATAAGTTTCTCACGGTGGCGGATCATCACATCGCGGTCGAGGACGAGGGTAATATGGCTTATAGCCATTGTCTCACGGAGTTTCATAAGTTGGCGAAGCCAACCGTCTGTGACTGAATAGGAGAATATGACCAGTTCGCTACCCTCGCCTGTCAGCTTCACAATCTGCCTCAGCATCTGCATGGAGTTCTGACGGCTGACACGCACACCTGGTATTGTCAGCGGTTCATCCAACGCTAATGCCCAGTTTTTTCAGTTTGGTCAGAGTCTCGGGTTTAAACTCTTCTTTTGCTGCAAGCAAGGCATCCACGCGGTGCTGGAGTTCCACCATCTGAGCCGGTGATAGCTGTTTCTTGCGGAGAGCCTTCGATATGTAGGAGCGGTAATTCGGCACATCGAACGCGGGCTTATCGGCCTTTTTATCCGCCCTTTCCTTTTCTGCATTAAAACGCTCAATTTCAGCGTCAATCGCTTTCCATGTGGCTTCAATTTCGGCATCGAGGCGCAACACTTCAGCCCTGTATTGTGCCCTTTCCTCGTTGTGTTCCTCACCTTTGGGAGTCTTACGCATCTCACGGTGGGCAGCCTGTAGCTCGCGGTACAGGTCCTGCCGCTTCAGCCACAGCTGCTGTGTGATGGCGTTGGGCATATCCTCGTAGCGTGTGTTGGTGTGGCTGCGGACATCGTGCTTTGTCAGTACTATCTCGCTGTCATCGTCCACCACATCTTTTTCGGGCTCTTTGGTTGTATCATTTTGCGGTACAGCCTTAGTCACTACCTCGGTTTTTCGCGGAACAACCGGTGCTTCAGCAATTTTTTTAGCAAAAGAGTAGCCTTTTGCCTGTAGTCTCTGTGTCACGCCCGGCATACGCATCATCTTGTGGATCTCGCTGTGCAGGTTGTTACGGTTGTGTGTCGACGCGATATGTCGTATCACACCTTCAGGTGCGTTGCACAAACGCAAGAAGGCTACACCCTCTTCGAAGGTGTAGCCGTCTATTGATTGGAATTGCTCTATAGACATAGGCTTTCTTTTTAAGAAGTCCACTTCGCATAGAGCACCGTGTCGGCGCTGATGACGAATGTCGCGGCAGCGGCATAGTCAGTTCCAGAGCCGTCGGCCTTTGTGTTCCAGCCAGCGAATGTGTAGCCATCCTTGGCCAGTGTGCCGGTGTTGCCGAGCACAGTCACAGTGGCACCGTCAGCATAGGGACTGCTACTGTCAGTAGGAGCAGTACCAGAGTCGTTGCCGTTGCCGTTGTAGGTAACGGTGTGAGTTGTGCTGGGAGTGAACACGCCAGTGGCGCAGTTCAGAGTTCCGTTCGGCAGAACGATGTTGCCTACATAGGTGGGCAGTGGGGTGACATCGGGGCATTCAATCTCGATTGTAACACCCTTGGCCGAACCTGCCGAGTCGCCCGAGTCGCCGTTAGGCGTAAGGGTGGCGCGGTAGTCCTTGCTGCCGATGAGGTAGAATTTACCGTCGTGCTTCACGATGAAGAGGAAGTCTCCGTTGCTGGCGAACTTGGCGAAGCCGCGGATTTCGTTGTTAATCTTCGGGTAGCTCAGAGAAGCCTTGTTGACAACAACCTTGCAGTCGGTCTCGCCTTGGTATTCCCATGTTATTTTGCCCTTGCCTTGGGTGGTGTAGAGCTGATTCCATGTCTTACCAGCTGCGAGAGTGAAGCTGCCGTCAAGCTGTGCATACTCATCGTTGTCGTCAGCATCCTCGAAGTCATCGTTGATGGATGGCCATCCAGCGATGTACTGTTTGGGGATGAAGTACACCTCCTGGCTGATGCCCGAAGGGTTGACGCTACCGATTCTGAAGTCTATGTTAGCTAATTGCATAGTCCTATCCTCCTATCCAATTAAGACTCGACGCCCTTGCCTTTCAGTGCGATCAACATGCTCACATTGTCGGTGGCGTTTGTCACGCGCAATGTGGCTGTACGGTCGCCAGCTGTGGTGATGGGGCTGAATGTCACGGTGATTTCGGCACCAGTCGAAGCGTTGGCATCGGCGGCGCTTACGGAGTTGGCCGACAGGCTGAACTCTGATGCGTTGGCACCTTCGAGCGAGAGCAACGAAGTGGCGGTCAGGTTGTAGCCCTTGAGGGTCACGGTGGCGGTGTCGCTTGCAGAGAGAACGGTATCGTCGAACTCGACAGTGTCGGGGTCGGTGACCATATAGACTGAATCGTCTTTCACCGTGCGGCTTGCGGCAAAGAGGAACTCTTTGTCGATGTTGGCGAAGTCAACGCCCATGTAAATCTTGACATGGAACTGAACCACATTCGGGTTGTCGGGTTTGCGGACCTCGTATTTGGCAGTGGCCGGAGAGAGATCGTAGCCAACCTTCATGTTGTTCTGCGTTGTGATGAAGCAGTGGTTTGCACCGCCCATTCCTGGCAGAGCCACGATTTCAACCTTGTTGTCGGTGCCGTGCAGGTACTGTTGGTTGGGCACACCGGCGAAGTTGCCGTGTCCGAACTTGTTGGCGTACCAGTTGTTGTACATCTCTTTCTCCTTGATGGAGCAGACGAGCATCAGCTTGGTCTTCGAGTCGCCTTTGAGGTTGTCGCTGATAAGCTTGTATATCATCTCGAACTTGTCGCCGATGTTGTACTCAGTGATTTCTCCCAGAGTCACGAAGTTGCCCTTGGCAAGAGTGATGTTGCCAGCGGTCTTCTCTTTGGCGATGATGGTGTCAAATCCGTCAAAGCAGTCGGCGTTGGCGGTACCAGAGGCGTTGCGTGAGCCGGTGAAGATGACATCGCAAAGGCCGCTGCAGGCGTTGCGCATTTCTTCAACGATGAGACGGCGCACAATGTCAAGGTCGATTTTCTCGGCGTTGACAGGCTGGCCGAAGCAAGTCTTGTAGAGTTCTTCGGGGTCGAACTCCTCGAGTATCTCGAGGGGGAAGGTTTCGAGAGTACGGGCTTTGAGGCCTGCGGTACCCGAAACGACCTTCTCAGATGAATAAGGGCGGAAATGAGCCACGGGGACTATAGTAGCCTCGGTCTCTTTTCCTTTGAGATCCTTGACGGTTCTCATGTGCTTGGTAACCTCTTCGATAGAGGCAAGCACCATCGTCATCACTTCCTTGCGGTAACGGTGAGACGAGTCAACCAAAACGGTTGAGAGTGAAACAGTGTTAACTGGCATAAAAATTTCGTGGTTTTGTGGTTAGTATTATTTTTTCAGGATTTCGCGGCAGTAGTCCATAGCCTCTTCGTCGGTGAACTCTTTGAATTCGTCGTTTTGGGCATGGTTGCCGTTGTGTGTCGCCTCGGCGACGGGTGCTGCTTTGCCGCTTTGTTCGAGAGCTGCTTCCAGTTCATCGATGCGGGTCTGCTTGGTGGCCACCTCTTCTTGGAGGTTGTCACGCTCGGAAGTGAGTTGTGAGTTTTGTGCCTGAGCCTGGCTGAGTTGTTCGGTCAGTTCGGCCACTTTCGAGCCTTCAGACAGTTTCTTGTCGATGTCGTTAAGCTGCTCCTGATTGAGGCTTACAACATCGTCCACCATCTGAAGGTCTTTGCACGACTCAATTTGCTGGAGATGTGTAAGTCCTTCCATCTTTGTTATTTTTACGTTAGACAATTCGATCACTTTGTTTACGGCTCTGTCGAAGCCGCCGATTTCGTCAATGAGGGTTCCCACCACCGATTTTGCATCGTAGGTGCGTCCTGTCAGCTGGTCGTCGGTCGCAGCCGGACGGTTTTGTTTGACATCGGCCTTGAAACGCTCGTTGAGGGGGTTGAGGATTCTTTCCTTCAGGAGTGCGAAATTGCCTTCAAGGGCTTTTTCGTACTCGCTGTTTTTCTCGTCGGAGCCGTCGGCATAGACACGGATGTGCACGAATCCGTCTTGTTCCTTCACCTGTTTTGGCCAGTCTTCGAGTTGGATCATCGTGCCGATACATCCAATGCGGTCGTCATCGCGGTGGGCGATGATGCTGTCACAGTAGCTGCCGGCATACATTGCCGCGCTGCACATGTAGCCGTCCACGAAAGCCACAACGGGTTTTTGACATGCCTGAATAGCTTCGGCCAGGTCGGGCACCGAGTTGGCTGCGCCACCGCCGCTGTCAACAAAAAGGATATGGCCGACGATAGCTGCGTTGGCATCCTGCTTAAGCAGTTCGGCGGCTAAGGTTCGTGTGCCAAGCTGTCCGCATGGACCGTCGTCGCGAAGCATCACGCCTTTCAGGTCCACGACATTGATGTGTCGGCCTCGCGGGATTGCAGGAATGCTGTCGTGGCCAACGGTGTATTGCATAACATCGTCCTCCTGTGCAAACTCCAATCCCATAACAATGCCTTTAAGCATTGTCTTACATGCCGAAGCGGTCTGTGGCTCAATCATCCACGGACTGCGGAAAACAGTATTGAAAAAAGAAACGGGTATAGCCATTGCGTCAATCAAATTTGACTGCAAAACTATACCCGCGCCCAAAGAACACCGTGACGGCTTGAATCAGCCCAAAACGCTGTCTGTTGTCTCGTTTTTCACCGAGACGGACACCTCTACAAGCGTGGTGCCGTTGTAGTTTTTCTTGGTCTCAAGCCAGACGGGGCTGTCGGAGTTGCCCATCTGCACCGAGCTTTCGTCAACGAATGTGACTGTAACATAAACTGGAATCTTGATATTGTCCAAAACTGCTGCCATAGAAGATTCTCCGCGAACGGTGAAATCAAGAGTCTGCTCGAAATACTGTCCGTTCTCGTCATCTTTAAGTGCCTCGTTGAAAGAGGCATCGCCCTGGTCGAACACATCTATATAGGTGTGATGTATCACAACCGCCCTTGTAACGTTGTCGGCGGTGTTGAAACCGCCCCGGGCGATATCAATCCTTTTAATACCTGGTTTTGTCATTTTATCTTGAATTTTTGATGTCTTGAAAATTGCGAAAATTTATTTATCCAACACTGAATTTTCAGTGACTAAAAAATAGCGAAGATTCCTTTACTCACAAAGGATTTTCAACGACACGAAAATAGTGCGTGTATAGTGTATTTTCTAATACACCATTGGGCTGACCCTGTTACCCTCGTTTCGGTCGTTGTGTCTCCACCAATCCCTGGTCAACCTTGCCACAAGTTTCTCGTTGAAGTCGATGTGGTATTGTAGAAGGAAGGCTGCCACGCCCTCTTTTACCTTCAGCCTCGCCTCTTCGGTCTTAGTCGCGTATTGCCCCTCCACATAACCATCCATGAAGGTATGGAAGGCATGTCGGAAGTTGTTTTCAAAGAACTTTTTCACCCTTAGATGTCCTTTTTCCGAGAGTCTGTTTCTCCAAAGCGTGTTGCAAACATACACCCTTCCGTTCGATTGGCAGTACACACTTCCGTTCTGGATGGGCAACTTGATTTTGACGCACTCGGCATCATCGAGTTGTTCGTCATCGTCCTGGCTTGTAAGTTCCAGGTGCTGTTTGATTATTCCCATTAGGGTGCTGTCGCGGAGAGGTGCCACGATGTCGCTGTTGTAGGAAGCCTCAAGCCACTGTTTTATCTCCGTTCCCACCCTTGCTTTAACATATAGTTCGTTCATAGCCTATGATTTTTTTTGTCCGTTTATATGAGGTATATTTTCCGTGCTACAGCTGCTACAAGTGCTACACGCTGTAAGACAGCCTATTAGGTGTAGCAAAGTGTTACATTCTTGTGCTACAAGTGCTACAAAACCATAAAAATGGTTTATTTGTAGCATTTTGTTACAACTTGTTACAATTATATTTCTCTCTAACTTATTGATTTTCATTTTGTAGCATTTGTAGCATTTGTAGCAAGCATTTTTGTCCCATCAGATTTATATTATTTTCAAAAAAAAAGTGTAAACCTTTGTTTTTCATTAGAATGGCTCATTTTCTTTATCATCCAATTCATCTATGTTGTTAACCTCAATGGATAAGCCGTATTTGTTCGACAGCATGTCGTAGTCAAAACATAGAGGTCTTTTAACTGTCGTTCCTGTGGCAAGCTGTCCGTTGGGTTGCTTGTTGGTGAAACGCATGTTATTATATTTACCAAGGTATTCCGGTGCGTTTTCGAGGTAATATACAAGTGAGCTGTCGGGCAAAGGCTGTATGCCGTTTTCCTTGGCTTTATAGGTATAAGCCTGGTACCAGGCATCAGGATCCAAAAATAGCAACGGCTTCGGGTTGGCAAAATACATACTGCCTTTGTTGGTCTTCACCTCCGACTTGTACAATATGCGGTAGTCGGCATCAATCACGAATTTACCCTCTTTTTGAGTGCGGCCTATCTGACGCCAGAACATGCCTATCTCGTTACTCGATGTTGTGAGTGCGTTCTGGTTCTTGGTGTGTTCCACCGAAATCTTCAGTATGTCGGCGTAGCTGAAAGGCAGGTCAAGCAGTGTTTCAAGTGCGCGGTAAGCTGCGGCCACTGTCACCCAGTTGTTCACGATGCGGGTCTCACACGAGTTGTCTTTTATGGCTTCCGTCACCTCTGAGGCGGTGGCAGCATACATGGCGGCGAAGTTCTGTTTGAATGTCTCGCGGTGGTTGAGTATCTCGATGGTGAGGTGGCTGAAGCCCATTTTGCGCATACGGTCGAGTTCGGCGAAGGCGTTGCGTTCGGAAGTGGTGAACTCCGTCTTGTTAAAAGTCAGGTAGATGAAGCGGCTGAAAAGAGCGATGTCGGCGGTGGCCATCTCCTGTCCGCTGATGATAACGCCCGAATCGACCTTGGTTTGTTCGCGTTTTTTGTCGCGGTCCATATTCATACGGGTTCTGCCGGCTGAATCCCAAAGACCTTTCAGAAACTCGCGTTTGTCGAGGTCGATGTTGTTTTTGAATTCGTCGAGGTGCACCAGGGCGTTTGAGCACTGGGCAACCGACTCACTCAATGCCGCTATGGTGGCATTGGATAGGTTTGGCGGTATGTTCTGTATGATGAAGAAACTCATCAGCGTGTGTCCCAGTTCCGACTTACCGCTGCCTTTGGGACCGAAAAGGTTCAACATCGGGAACGCTTTCACTGTCGATGTCACCACATCGCGGAAAAGCGTGGCGATAAGGAAGCAAAGACCTATCTTTGCGTTGTCGCCGAACACCTTAATCATACACTCCGCGACATCACGGAGCGGGATGGTGCTGTAGCCCCGGTGGACGAACTTTTTTTCAAACTGGAAAAGAAGATCATCGGTGTAGATTTTCGATGCACCGGGCAGATAGTAGTTCTGTCCGTCGGGCAGACTAACGATGCCGAGGTCATCGGCTTTGATGAACTTGCCTTGGTAAAGGGCTCCGTTGCCGAAGGCATAGAATCCCTGCCTTTGCCAACCAAGCTGTGTTATCTCCACGGCTGTCTGCGTCTGCTCGTAGAGAAAACGCTTCAGCTTAATCAGACAGGTCTCGTTGGCCTCGAAGATGTAGTTGCCCAGTCCTTCCACCCTCTGACGGAACTTCGACAGGCTTACCAGGTCTTCCTGTTTCAGTTCAACCAGTTCTTTGATGCCGCTCTCGTTGCGCAGCTCGTAGAGTCGTTTCGGGTTGATGGCATCCTTGATGTGGAAAAGAGGTCTCATCGTGAAGTTTGACCAGCGTGTTGCTGTCTGTCCGTTCAAAGCCCAGTAGCCTCCGTGTTCCTCATAGAAGCCGTATTTGGTGTAGCCGTCCTTGAAGCTGGCTTTTTCTTTTATCTCGTTTTCCTTTTGCTCCTTCCCCGCCTTGGCAATCTCCTTGTTCCACATCGAGGGGTTGCTGTACACATCCTTCAGTTTCTTCTTGTAACCCTCAATGGCTGTTTCGTCGTTGGTCGATGCCACCATTGCCGCAATGGTCTTGATGTTCTGTGTGATGGCATCCATGTTCTCTGAATTGGCGAACAGGTGGTGTGCATACCAGATGATGAAATCTTCCTCGACAACCTCCTTGAATTTCGACATCGAGGTGAAGAAACTGTCTGGATCCTGTTTTTCGTTCGTCTCTTGTATGGGCTTGATGAGAACGAAATAGCCGCGCTTCACCGCCTCTATGCCACGCTCTATCGCCGATGCTTTCCCCGGATTGGTGCCGTCCTCTTTCGTCACATCGGCATCGGGAAGCAAACAGAGAGTGCGTTTGCCCGACTTCGGGAAGCATGACTGCAAAAGGTCGAACTGTTCGTCAGTCATTGCCGTGCCCAGAGGTGCTACTGTGTTGGGAACGCCTATTATCTGCATACGCATGACATCGGGCGCACCCTCGCACACATACACCTTGCCTTTGGCGCGTATCTCCGGCTTTGCCACATCGATGCCGAAGAGTGAGCTTTTCTTATGGTAAAGCTCACTGTCTGACGAATTGATGTATTTGCCTACATCTTTTCGTCCGCTCATATCGCGGCAAGTCCAGCCCTCAATCTGGTTGGAGCGGCTCCGTATAGGTATGGTGATGCGGTTGTAGAAGGCGCAGTAGTCTTTGCCGTCGTTGTTGGTCTTTATTATCTGGAGTTCCTTCAGAATGTCGAAGTTGAGGCATTCGCTTTTTGCCCATTTCACGAACGCGCTGCCTGAGGGAGCGTAGCCAACACCCAGTTCGTGGATATACCTCATGGGGTCGGCGGCTTCGTTCGACTTCTTTTTTGCCTCCCAACGCTTCAGCGCATATTGTTTGGCTTCCTCGTTGGTTTCGAGCTGGGCGGCAAACCATTCGTTGACCTTCTGCGTGTGCATCAGCATAGCCTCGCGTCTCGTCTCGCGCTCTATCTCCTCGGCAGTGCGTTCGCGTTCGTTTATCTCGATGCCAGCCT